TGAAGAAGATCGCAATCAGAAAAGCAGCCTGAAAAAGATATTTTTCAACATTTTAATAATCGGCAAAAAGCGCTGTATTTCTGCCGGTGTGTTTGCTGTACCCTTTTTTCAAGATTAGATAGTTCTTTTTTGCTGTGTGATATATTAAAGCCCGTGGACTTCCATATCGAGGAAATCCACGGGCTTTGTTGCGCTTTTTTTTACAGCGCCTTTATTTTGCCCCAGTTGCCACGTTGCAACCGACTAATCTCTGTACATAAGCGTGACCGCCATGCCGTTTATCACGCCCACTACAACTCCGCACACAATGAAAAACACCTTGATAGGCAGGTCAAGCAGAAGCGAGACAAGCCCGAACACGATAACGAACGCCATTGCTCCGCCTATCTGCACAAGAAACTTTCTCTTCACAAGCACAGGAAAACGCTCAGCAAGCTTTGCAGTCTTGTTACCCTTGTGGTCAACTATCCTGTAAATAAGCTGAGTCAGTGCCATTGGTATTCCGATAAATAAAATTGCTGTTATAAGTTTGTCCATTTTAAATTCCTCCATTTTTCACTTAAATTATAGCTTTTTTGTATCAAAAAAGGCTGCCCAAGACGCAGTTCGTCCGTGGGCAGCCTCATTGCTGCATATAAAATTTCTTTTATCAACAATTAAAGAACTCTTACGCCAACAACGCCCTCGATAGACTTGAAAGCGTCAGCGTCAACGTCGCCTGTAACATCGAGCATTGTGTAAGCCCAGTCTTTCTTAGACTTGTTTACAAGGTTCTCGATATTTGCGCCCTTGTCAGATACAACAGATGTGATCTGTGCGATAAGTGCAGGAACGTTCTTGTGAAGCACGCAAACAAGGTGGTCGCCTGTTTTAGCAAGCTCTGCATTAGGGAAGTTTACAGAATTCTTGATAGTTCCCTTCTCGATATAGTCGATAAGCTCGTGAGCCGCCATTGTTGCGCAGTTGTCCTCAGACTCAGGTGTGGAAGCGCCAAGGTGAGGCAGAACGATAACATTCTCCTCGCCAAGAACAACATCATCTGCAAAGTCTGTTACATACTTTGCAACCTTGCCGTCCTTGATAGCCTTTACAACTGCCGCACTGTTGATAAGCTCGCCTCTTGCAAGGTTGATAAGACGAACGCCGTCCTTCATCATTGCTATCTGAGCTTCGTCGATAGTGTTCTTTGTGTCAGGTGTATAAGGAACGTGGATAGTGATATAGTCGCTGTTCTTGTAAATATCGTTGATATCAGCAGTTACCTTTACAGCAGGCTCGAGCTGGATAGCTGCGTTTACTGAAAGGAATGGGTCGTAGCCGATAACGTCCATGCCAAGTGCAACAGCAGCATTTGCGATCTTTCCGCCGATAGCACCAAGACCGATAACACCAAGTGTCTTGCCCAGTATCTCAGGACCTGCGAACTTAGACTTGCCGCCCTCAACTGTCTTTGGAGCGTCAGGAGTGCCCTTGAGTGATGCAGCCCATGCAGCAGCCTCAGTTATCTTTCTTGAAGAAAGAAGAAGCGCACAAATAGCAAGCTCCTTAACAGCGTTTGAGTTTGCGCCAGGTGTGTTGAATACAACGATTCCCTGCTCTGCGCACTTCTCAACTGGGATATTGTTTACGCCAGCACCTGCTCTTGCAATAGCAAGCAGGCTCTCAGGCATTTCCATATCGTGCATCTTTGCTGAACGTACCATTATAGCGGTAGGATTTTCAGCATTGTCGCTTACTGTGTACTTAGCCTTGTCAAAGATATCAGTACCGCAGGTAGCGATCTTATTTAATGTCTTTATCTCATACATTGTAAATTACCCTCTCTTATAATAAGGTTACGCTTATGCGTTCTCAGCCTCAAACTTCTTCATGAACTCAACGAGCTTTTCAACGCCCTCGATAGGCATTGCGTTGTAGATAGAAGCTCTCATACCGCCGACAGTTCTGTGACCCTTGAGGTTTACAAAGCCTGCTGCTGTAGCCTCAGCAACGAACTTCTTGTCAAGCTCAGCGTCGCCTGTTACGAATGGAACGTTCATAAGAGATCTGTCCTCAGGAACAACAGTGCCCTTGAAGAGCTTGCTCTGGTCAAGATAATCATAGAGTATCTTAGCCTTCTTCTCGTTGTGAGCCTTCATAGCCTCAAGACCGCCCATTTTCTTTATCCACTTGAATACCTTGCCGCAGATGTAAATGCCATAGCAAGGAGGTGTATTGTAAAGAGAGTCAGCGTCAGCCTGAGTTTTCCACTTGAGCATTGTAGGTGTGCCCTCGAGAACGTCATCAGTGATAAGATCTTCTCTGATGATAGCAATAACAACGCCGGCAGGACCAACGTTCTTCTGAACGCCGCCGTAAATAACGCCGTACTTTGTTACGTCAACAGGCTCAGACAGGAAGCAGGAAGAAACGTCTGCAACAAGTGTGTGACCCTTTGTGTTAGGCAGAGTCTTGTACTTTGTACCATAGATAGTATTGTTTTCGCAGATATAAACATAGTCAGCGTCCTCTGGGATATCCAGATCTGAACAATCAGGGATATAAGAGAAAGTCTTGTCAGCAGAAGAAGCCACAGCAACAGCCTCGCCGTATTTCTGAGCCTCCTGATAAGCCTTCTTAGCCCACTGACCTGTGATTATGTAAGCCGCTTTCTTGTTCTTCATAAGGTTCATAGGAACGGCTGAGAACTGCTGAGATGCACCGCCCTGAAGGAACAGCACCTTATAGTTATCAGGGATACCCATAAGATCTCTGATGTCCTTTTCAGCTTCCTTGATGATGTCATCGAACGCCTTGGAACGGTGGCTCATCTCCATTACGCTCATACCTGTGCCCTTATAATCGAGCATTTCATCGGCAGCTTCCTTAAGCACTTCCTCAGGGAGTACAGCAGGACCTGCGCTGAAGTTATATACTCTACCCATTGTTAAACCCTCCATATAAATTAGTTTCTTAGTTTCATTATTTATAAAGACTATAAATATATAAATTAATAATAATATTATATGCCTTTTATAAAAAAAAGTCAAGGGCTGTCATATAAAAATACTCACTCGTCATAAGTTTTTGTACATATCATCACATAAAACAGCCCTGAAAACGTGCATTTTTTCACCTTACCTATGCCGTTATATATAATAAGCACTGAAAAGCATGAAAAATCAGAATAATACTAAAGCGTTAAAAAGAGGTTAAAATTTTTGGTATTCCTTGAAATCTCCATATTTGTGTAGTATAATGTAATCAATAAAATGCGACAGTTGTATAAAAATTGGGGAACAATTGTCACTCTCAGGGAAAGAGGATATATATGCAAAAGATATTTTATGTTTCAAGAAATGAGGACAAAGCCCATGATGGAAAAGCCCCGGATATGGACAGATTTCAGCGAGTTGAAAAGCTCAACAGTCTGATCGAGGCAGGCTGGGCTATAAAGGAAATGAAAAGCGAAAACAGCAGCACATTCTTTGTGCTTGAGAAAGCAGACTAGACTTAAAATGGCGGTATAAAACAGTACCCTGCCAATAACGCAGACACGACGTCCCGCCAACAAGTTCGCCAGGTCTTTCAACAAACTTATAGGACGGTAGCCCCACCGTCCTTTTTTATGTGCAGATAAATTTTGCGAAAACGTTTTATGGGTATTGCATTTCAGAGAGAAATATTGTATAATTAATGTAATCGTTTTAGCAAAAACAAATGATACTATACATATTATAAAGGAGTAAAAAAATATGGCTTATGTAATCGGCGTAGACTGCGGCACAAGCGGCACTAAGACGGTGCTTTTCGACGAAAAGGGCACTGTTATTTCTTCTGTAACTATTGAATATCCTATGTATCAGCCTAAAAACGGCTATGCAGAACAGGATCCTGCTGACTGGGCAAACGCAATGATAAACACTATCAAGGCTGTTATGACCAAAAGCGGCGTAAACAAAGAGGACGTTGCAGGTGTTGGTATCTCAGGTCAGATGCACGGACTTGTTATGCTCGACAAGGACAACAACGTGCTTAGAAAGTCCATAATATGGTGCGATCAGAGAACTGCCGCAGAAGTTGAAGAAATGAACGAAAAGCTCGGCAGAGAAAAGCTCATCAAGATAACAGCAAACCCTGCCCTCACAGGCTGGACGGCTGCGAAAATCTTTGGGTAAAGAACAACGAGCCTGATATATATGAAAAGTGCAGACACATCCTTCTGCCAAAGGACTATCTGAGATTTATCCTCACAGGCGAATATGCAACAGAGGTTTCCGACGCAAGCGGTATGCAACTTCTTGACGTGCCGAACCGCTGCTGGTCAAAAGAAGTCTGCGATACGCTTGGCATTGATATGTCAATGCTTGGCAAGGTTTACGAGTCATGCGAGGTAACAGGCAAGGTCACAAAGAAAATGGCTGAGCTTACAGGACTTAAAGAGGGTACTATAGTAGTAGGCGGAGCAGGCGACAATGCCGCTGCGGCTATCGGAACAGGCGTTGCAGAGGACGGTAAGGCGTTCACAACTATCGGAACATCAGGCGTTGTATTCGCACACACTTCTTCTATCTCTATCGACCAAAGGGCAGAGTTCACACCTGCTGTGCAGCAGTACCAAACGCATGGCACGTTATGGGTGTTACACAAGGCGCAGGACTTTCGCTGAAATGGTTCAGGGATAATTTCTGCAATGCAGAGAAAGAAACAGCAAAGTGCATGGGCGTTGACGAATATTATCTCATGGATAAGGAAGCAGAGAAAGTGCCTGTTGGTGCAAACAGACTTCTCTATCTGCCATATCTCATGGGCGAAAGAACACCGCATCTTGACCCTGACGCAAGAGGAGTATTCTTCGGACTTTCCGCAATGCACACAAAGCGTGATATGCTGAGAGCAGTAATGGAGGGCGTATCATACTCCCTGAGAGATTGCGTTGAGGTATTCAGAGAAATGGATATCAACGTATCCGACATGATGGCATGCGGAGGCGGCGGAAGCTCACCGCTGTGGAGATCAATGCTCGCAGATCTTTACAACTGCCCTGTAAAAACAGCTTCATCGAAAGAAGGTCCAGCCCTTGGCGTAGCACTTCTTGCAGCAACAGGCGCAGGCATTTACTCATCAGTACCGGAAGCTTGTAAGGCAGTAGTAAAGACCGACAAGGTACAGCAGCCTGAAGCAGAGCGAGTACCTGAGTATGAGAAATACTACAAGCTTTACACAGAGATCTATCCTGCACTGAAAGCAGAATTTGCAAAGCTTGCGAAGATGTAATATAAAACCAAAAGCTCCGATCATTTCGGAGCTTTTTTTGTGTTAGAATATTTTGACAACTAAAAAGCGGCTCTCCACAATAGCGGAAAGCCGTTTTTTTACATATTGGTCGGAGTGACCTGATTTGAACAGGCGACCTCTACCACCCCAAGGTAGCGCGCTACCAATCTGCGCCACACCCCGATATCGTATATATTATACCCGATTTGGATACAATAGTCAAGAGTTTTCAGCCAAAATAAAAAAATTGCAAAAAAGGTATTGACATTCACATTCATTTGTGATATAATAAATAAGCACTCAAGAGAGAGCAGTAAAAAACAATAAAATATCGCGGGATGGAGCAGTTCGGTAGCTCGTCGGGCTCATAACCCGAAGGTCGTTGGTTCAAATCCAGCTCCCGCAACCAATAGTTCCCACGACCGAAGTTAATGTACTTTGTATGTTAATTTCGGTCGTGTTTTTTATATCTATACGAGAAATGAGCAGGCGTATAGCTTTATCGTCTGGGCTGTCATGCAGAGCCTTGAGCCAAAGAGAAATCTGGTCCGTAGTGTAGTCCTTTGGCATTTCCGTCTTCTTCAATGCCTCTATCTCAGAACGGAGCTGGTTCATCTTCGCACCGATATCCTCGATAACATCAGCTGGGAGGACACCACTTGACATGTTGGTCATCAAGGTGTCATACTGCTTCTGCTTCTCCGATATCTTAGATGCAACTATTTTTTTGAAGTCAGCGGCTCTCTCAGGCTCTCCGCACTTGTACTTTCGCATAGCAGTAGCAATAGCCTTTTGATTTTCTTCACTGAGCAGGGTGCGAAGATATGTCTTAGCGGCGTCATCAACGATATCCATAGATATCATAGGTGCACCGCACTTCTTTGAACAACGATAGTAGTGATATACGTGTCCTTTCTTCGTTGATATGTGTGCGTGCATTTTCGCACCGCATGAGCAGTAGACTAACCCACTGCATAGATATGATGTCTTTGGTCCACTCTGTTTTCTGCTATCCATAATCTTCTGCACCTCGTTAAATGTTGCCTTGTCGATTATCATCGGCAGGGCATTTTCTATTCTTATAGCATTAGGCTTAGACCTGCGCTTGGATCTATCCTTTTCCTCGTCAACACAGTATATATATGTTCCTGTGTATTTCTCGTTTCGTAGTATCTCATATACTGCAGAATACTTCAAGGGCTTTCCACGCTTGCCCACAATGCCCACTGCCGCCATTTCTGCGATAATGTCCTTAGTTCCCTCGTGATTTTTCACCGCCGCAAAGATCTTGCGGACATATTCCGCTTCATAGGGGTTTATAACATACTTCTGATCAACAATGTCATATCCAAACGGCGGATAGCCGCCATTGTGAAGACCTTTCAGGGCTATTTCACGTTCTCCCTTTTTCGTTTCATTTGCAAGGTTATCTATATAGTATTCTGACATTGACCACATCAGCGCACGCATTATCTTGCTCTCCGGGCCGAAGCCGAAGTCCTGACCAACGGCTATCAGTGTAATGCCCATTTTCTGCAGGCGAGCGTCAAGATTAACGTGTTCGCCCAGCGATCTAGCCACACGATCGTATTTGTGAATAAGAATAGTATCGAAAGTCCCCTTATTGCAATCTCTCAACATTTTCTGATACTGCGCACGGCTTGCCGTCATTGACCCCTTGCCGCTGATAGCCTCGTCTGCATATACGGCTACGATATTATATCCCCTAGTGGCGGCATACTGTCTGCACGCCCTGAGCTGGGCTTCAATGCTATCCTCAGACTGCTTGTCTGAAGAGTATCTTGCATATATAACTGCATTGCTCATAGTGTTCTCCTTAAGACTTCAATAACTCTTTTTTCTTAATATCGTATTCTTCCTGCGTTATGGCTCCACAATCGAGCAGGCTTTTGTATTCCTTTATCTGCTCAGGGATAGATATAACTTTTTCATCAGCAGGCTTTGCATTCTGTTGTCTATTATACTGTTCAATTTCGCCCAGCATGGCCATGACCTGCTGGGCGTTTTTATATGCGGCACGATACGCCGCCGTGTCCTTGGCAAGTCCTTTTACGTCGAAATGAACATATCTTACTTGAGTGTCAGGATCTATAACCACTTTAATTTTCAGCATATTTGCAAGCTGCTTAGAGCTGTTCTTAGCAGTGCTTGCACCGACTATAGCACCCGCAGTTCCTGCAAGTATACCGCCGACAACCGCACGCTTGACACCGTTTCCACCCGTTGTTACAGTTTCATCGTCTTCAAAAAGCTCATAGCTCACAAGCTGGTTATACTTATAATCAGCACCACTGCCAAAAGAAAATCGGTGTGCTGCCTTATTTATTCTAAAATACTTATCAAGCACATTATCCTTGTCATTATGTGAAGAAGCTTTCGGCACAGCTTTTTTCTGTGGCTCTGGAAGATCTCCATAAAGAGCGTTACGCACGTCCTTTATGGTTATTTCTATCTTAGGTTTGCTAATGCCAGATCGTTTCAGCAATCATCACATATATAACCATCTCTTATTCGCTTGTTTTTTGAAAATAAACCAAGATTGCAATGACAGATATTACATTTATTCATATATATCCACTCCTTGCACCTCAAGAAAAAAGTTGGGCTATTCTTTTTCCGAAATTTATATGGTATGTCATATATATAGGAGGTGCATTCTATATATATGAATACTAAAAATTTTAAAATCGAATTAAAAAAGGTTATGCACGAAAAGCATATTAATGGAAAACAACTTGCAGAGCTTGCCGAGATAAGTGAGGGGGAAATAAGCAAGATATTGACCGGCAAAGCAAACCCTACAATTGAAGTTATTGCACGTTTGGTTATTGTGCTCAAATGTGATCTTTCTGATTTGGTAAAAATCCTAAAATAAATTTATTATAGGAAATTTTACTGCATTTTTTGCCGAAATATGTTATAACCAGCATAAGGGGATTTAAACATATTTTTTCAAAAAATGAAAAAGAAAGGGGTGAGCAGCATGACTGACGCTGAGCGTAAGGAGCTGCAGGACAAGCTGGCAGAGATGATTTATTCTCTGCTTTTTGAAAGCAACAAGTCCGACGAATAGGGTACTGCCTACATACAGGCAGGCGAATAAGCACTTCACATTTTGTGGAGTGCTTATTTTTTTTACTTTGGCTTTTTACTGCCGTTTTCCCTTTTCCATGCTAAGAAACTAACATAGTCATAAAGATCTAAGAGTTCATCATCGGATAGTGTATTAAGAACACATTGTATATTTTCCAAAACTCTTATCTTATTAGAAGAAAAAGCTTTAGTGCTTTGAGAAACGGCTTTCAACGTTTGCCCTGGTTTATAACCGAAAAGATAATTCGCATCACATTGAAGCGCCTTTGTTAAGATCATTATGGTCTCGTCATTCGGCTTGCTTTTATTGGTTTCAAAATTGCTTATCATTCTATTTCCGATACCAGTCAATTTTTCAAGATCGCCCTGAGTAAGGCCAAGTTCCTCACGGCGTTCTTTTATTTTATCGCCTATCACTTTAGCACCTCCTTTAATTAATATTATATCACAAAATCCTAAAATATCAAGATTATTTTCTAATTTAATTTGATAATTCCAATAATTTTGGTACTATGCACAAAAACACATGGTATTTTTTGTTGCGATTTTTCCAATTAAATTAGAAAAAATCTATTGACATTCTAATTTTATTGGATTATAATATAGTTAATCCAATAAAGTTGGAATTAAAAAAGGAGGAATGGTTATGAATAAGCCAACAATCGTTGCAGTTAATGTAAAGAAGTTGCTTAAGGCCAAGCAGATGTCACAGAAAGAATTTGCCACAGTAACAGGTTATGACTATAAGAAGCTCAACAATAAGCTCAATGGCTATGAGAGCATATATCCAGAAGATATCGTATTCTTCTATAGTGCACTTGGCTGTGATGTGAACAAGCTTTTTGAACCGGTCGAAGAAACTGCATAATAACGTTTTGTTGACTTCAACAAAATGATAAAAAGGGGTGATACCAATGCCAAAATCAACAGACCATGAGTTCAATGAGATAGTATACGACAGTGTTCTTCCTGAGATTGCAAGAGCGTTCTGCTCTTTAAAAAAAGAAGTCTCAGGAAATAAACTTTCCTGTCAGGTCCCAGAGGACTGGGAAGCAATCGCACGCATAAAGTCAGAGGCACTGAAACGTACTATCGCAGAGTTTATTGAAAAACAGATATCATAGGAGTGAAGCCAATGACAAATCACAAGATAAAGGACTATCATAAGAACCGCCTTGCATTCGAGGTCATAGTCAAGAACTACGAGATGCTTTGCACCGTTCTGATAGTGCTGAACAAAGAATATCCGAAGACTTTCTATCCGAAAGCCTGTCGCAAGTGGATAGACGATTTTGCAGACAACTGCAAAATTGCCAACGAGTGGGACAAGGACGGCGTCTACGCTTACAAGATGCAGCAGGCGTGCGAGAGCTACGGCATAGATCAAAACATGGTCGTAGCATTCGTTGAAAGAGAATGCGAAGAATTCAACTTTCAGAACCGAGCCGTCCTTGCCGATAATGTCAAGCTTGCATTGGTCCAGACTGCAGCAGAGTATGGCATAGGTGAGAAACGCATGAAAGCCATTCAGAAAGCACTGCTCGACACGGTCATCAAGGACCCCCGTGAGCAGGTCAAAGCTCTCGGCATAGACGACTACGTCGAAGAGTGCAGCGTGGGGCAGGTGGACATACGCAAGTTCAGAGTCAAAGACAAGGTCAGGACTACCCTGCAGGAGCAGAAAGAAACCGCAGCAGGCTTAGAGGCATTCCGCCGCTGGTCAGCTGAGAATGTGAAAGAAGGGGCACTATGAAGGAAACTATCGACATTCCCGTAAGCGTTACATACCGCATAGAGGACGGCAAGGTGATAGAGCATCGCCGTAAAGTTAGGAAAATTCCAGTCGATATCATCGCAGGATTCCTATATAGGTACTATAAGAAGACCTCAAAGGAAGGTGAGATAAAGCAGTGATACATATCATCAAGGCTGACATCATCGTCAACGAAAAAATCAACGCTGAGATTGAAAGAGTCGTCGGCAAGGCTAAGCTGTTGACCGACAAGAAGTGGACAGAGCCCATAAGCGAAGAGTCACTGCTGAGCTACTACATAGCACAGACGGTCGAGAAACACCTGATAAGTGATATTGAGGAGCGTATCAAAGAGTTGGAGGGTGATGTGAGTGTATGTAAAGAGTGATACCCGCAGTTCACTGATATCGCAAGCCGTCATCAGAATAGCAACGGATATGGGGATTGAAAGCTATGTCCGAGAGATACGCCACGGCTATTCTATATGTGCCGGCGAATTCGTCATCGTTGACATGGCGGACAATACCAGCGTCAAGATGATAATATCAGATTATGAAGGATATTATCAGCAAATCAAAAGAAATCTGAGAAAATGGAGGAAAAATTATGGCAAAAAAAAACGTAGCGCTTGCACTCAATGAAGATGTCAAGGCGGTTGACTACCTGACAATGAGAGAGCAGAGAGACAAGCATAACAAGCTCGTTACCCGTCGAAAGCGAGAAGATCGCAGAGAGTGCTTCGCAATGGCCTTGCTGACTATCTTCTTTGCATTCATGATAATAGTAGTAATGCTCGGTCTTGGGCAGGTATGGGAGATGATCTACTGATGTATGATTTCAACAACGCAGTCAGACTTAACCGCATAGGTGGTGAATATGTCATCACTGTGGACGGAAAGCCGTTGGAAACGTCACTCAGCTCTAATCAGCGCCGAAATCCCCTTATAGCTGTCAGCAGATATGCGTCAGCAATAGACGAATACCTCAGAGGGAACGTTAAGAAGTATCTTGCTGAGAACGATTTGAACGTAGTAACGGGTTGTAATGTCTGCATGGAGTGTACAGACTGCAAGTTCTATCACCTCAATGACGCTGAAAGCAACTGCCGCATGGGTGACAGTGATGAGTAAGACAATATACGTCGATAATACTATTTATCGAAAAGAGTCTAAGCAGTTTCCTAACGTCAAGTATCGTTTCAACCTTGCCAATGTCGTGATACATAGTATGTATACCATGTATCTTAAGAGCCGTGGCATACCGAAGACCATAGGGCTTACGGACAAGCAGCGTTTTGATTTTGAGAAACGCGTTCAATCTCTTATCGACAATGGGTCTATCGTAGTGACAGAAGTCGAAGCAGGAACGAAAGGAAAATGAAAATGAGTACCATAGGAATAATACTGTTATCCATAGCGACGCTTATCGTTGCGGATATCGTGATGTACATAGTACTTGGTGCCATTGAAAAGCACTGGGAGAAAAAGTTTAAGGAGGATAAAGATGATAACGAAAGAGGAGTTTGAAAAGGCGGTGGAGGTTTGCACTAATACAGATGAGACCTGTGAACACTGTCCTCTTAGCAAAAAATTTTTTTCATGCGGCGGATATCTTACCCGCTACATAAAAGAAAACGAGCTTGCACTGTCTGCCAACAGCACAAGCTCGGAGGTATCTGTAAAAGAAGATACCGATAACATACACTTTGATGATAACACAAAAAGGCATATTTGTCAAGCATATAATACCGCTGACGAAGCCTGCGCAAATATGCTCACTATCTACGAAGGAATGTCGGAATGTGAGCAGAGAGCCTTTGATATAGGCGAGGTGTACGGAAAAATATACAGCACGAGGGATAAGCTTGAAACTTCCCTAAAGGAGCTCACAAAGGAGGGGGAGCGTAAATGCCGGTAATAACAGACGTTGACCTGCTATGCTATAATGCTGAACTTGCGGGCGCCAGAAAGCGGCTTGATTACAAATCGCCCCCACCAAGGCATAACGCAGGTCCATGTATTTTTTACAACAGTATAAGGCAAGAGTGCATGGCATTAATCGAGAAGCCAACACAAGAAATTTGCACACGTTGCAAGTTTTTCAAAACCAGAACGGAGGATTATAATGCAGATGAATTCAAATAAACAGAAACTAACATTTGATTGGAGAAAATTCAAGTATGAGAACATAGCTGTTCATGTCAAGACTCAGGAAGAATACGATAACTTTATGAAAGAATGCAAGGCGCAGGGGTTTGCATGGTGTACTGGCGAAGAAGCTGATATGCCCAATCTTTGGCTGGGCTGTGCATATGATATGTGCATTGTATATGACAATAGCGGGCTTGTAAAAAAGGGATTGCATTATCAGAGACTTGGCTTCTTTAAGGACACGGGATATAGAATAGAAGAATTCGCAGATTTCTATTTTCCAAAAGATTATCAGCCAATTAATTCAACCAGCAATCTTATCCCAGAAAATCAGATAGAATTTTTGGAAAAGCCAACAACGCATACCTTGAAGCTGGAAGAATGCTTCTGTGAAGCAGTTGTCACAGGTAAGAAGAGTTTTGAAATTCGTAAAAATGACAGAGGTTTTCAGCCCGGAGACACGATTGAGTTCATTCCAGTTAGTAACGGACATACTGCTATTCATGTGATATCAAACCACAGATATAGGATAACATATGTCCTAAGTGGTTGGGGGTTGAAGAATGGATATGTTGCATTAGGAATAGAGGAGGTAAAGAACTATGACTAGCTACAGAGAGCAGGCGTTAAAGAAACTCACAGACGAACGAGAGGGCGTTAAGCTTAGCGGTGGAGCATCGGCGAACACAGTGCTGAGCACTATCATTCAGCCTGTCATTGACGCACTTGAAAGCTTCGTCAAGCAGGACGAGGAGTTCGCACAGGCGGTCGCTCAGGGTGGCACACTTCAGAAGTGTTTTGAAGCAGTTTACAAAGCTATTAAGGATAGCAACTTTGCACTATCAGACTTCAAAACCTATGAAACCGCAGCAGGCTTCTTCTTCCCTGGTTGCAAGATACGCTATCACATGGATATAGACCTCTGCGGTAGTGTCAGCAAGGAAGCGCCGGAGCAGAAGCGCAAGTCGATCACAGTTTCCTTTGATGACTTATTCTGATCTGAGGTGAGTCGATAATGTGGAAAACTGATGAGCACAAGCAAGAGCTGGATATATTCCCCGTATATACAGACCACCTCACGCCCGACCAGCGTGCTGACATTGAGAGTTTCCCACAGCTCAATGCCAATGATTGTAAGAAAATTAATGGTTGTTTCACGCCTTACATATTTTACAAACGCACAAGTGCAGGAAGATACACTTGTTTCTGCACAAACTGCAACAAAGAATACAAAGTCAATCTGAACGATGTTGATGACATCTATCATGTGCAGGACGAAGTCAGACACGGATACAGAGGTGTATGTCCGTACTGCAAGGTCAATGCTGAGTATAAGTCTGCTGGATACAAGCAAGTGGGGCTTGCCGAGGCCATAGACCTTTGTGTGTATAAAGTTGTCGATGATTTGGTCTACATATTTGCAGCAGTAGTCGAGAAGAATTATAACCTTTATTCTACAGATGACTACGATAGAGAGCCGAACATTGTTGTTGACATCAAGAAGATGTACGTTTTACGAAAAGGACGAGCAGAGGTGTACGATGTCGGCTATGCGTACACACGACACGGCTTTACAGCATTTTTCCGCCCAATAAAGAAAAAAATTTGCGCAGCCTTTAACGACGGCTTTGCAAATCGTCCAAAAAGATATCTTTACAAAGAGACACTTCGTAACACGTTTTTAAAGTATTCAGGGATAGATTTTGTGAAAAATGGCTACATCACCCAGTTCGATCAGGAACGCTACTACACAGCGTATGCTATGTATCCCATACTTGAAATGGCCACAAAGATGGACTGTGCAATGTTCGTTCAGGACCTTTTGTGGAGAAATAAAAAAAACTATAAGATTCTTGACTGGTCGGCAAAGTCGCCGAAAAAGTTCTTCAAGCACCTAACGCAAAATGAGGTCAAAACCATTCTTGAAGATCACACGCCGGCAGAAGTTATTGAGGTGTATCAGGACTTCAAGCGCAAAGGCAAGAAGAAAGACCTTTTCTACTGCCGAATGTATAGCTATATCATTGATTACTGTACCAGCATTGAAAAGGCAGGCGTTGATCCAGAGCAGGCATTAGAATACCTGAGAAAAGTCATGAAGCACTCTCCCGAAGAAGAACGTTGCGAAGACGATCACTCAGAGATAAGGCGCCTTGTCAAGCTGTATGACGATTATGCCAATATCGGCTTGAAAATAGGCTATGATTTTCGCTTGAAAAACATAGCCTTTCCGAGAGACCTGAACGAAGCGCATGATAACGCAGTTGAGAACTTCAATTTCATGGAAGAAGAACGCAAGAGAAAAGAAGCCGCCGAGCTTGAGGAAGCCTATAAGCCCAGATACAAGAAGCTTTGCAAGAAGTATAAGGGCTATAGCTATCCTGGTATTCAGTTGGTTGTACCAGAGAATGCCGAAAGCATTATCAAAGAGGGAAAGGACTTGCGAATATGCGTCGGCGGTTATGCTTCAAGGCATTGCAGTGGGGTTACGACAATTCTATTCATCAGAAAGCCGTCTGACCTTGATAAGTCATGGTTTACGATTGAAATAGACAATGCTGACCATATCGTGCAGTGCCACGGATTTAAGAATGAACAAGTCAAAGACCCTTTAACGGGCAAGAAGCTTGAAAAGCCTGAAAAAATCAAGGCGTTTGAAGTCAACTTCCAAGAGTGGCTGAATAGTCAGAAGAAGCAGAATAAAAGGAGAAAAGCAAGCTAGGAGGAATTACAATGAATGAGATCAAACTAAGACCCGGTAAGGAGTTTGTATATAATAGTATACGTTTTATATGCCTCGACATTATCGACGGCAACTATCTAGCAATAACGGCCGACTGTTGGTGTGAAAAGCGTTTCAACGATAAGTGCAAGGACGGCTGCAACAACTGGGAAAAATCAACGCTCCGCCGTTTTTTAAACAAAGATGTACTCGAGGAACATTTTAAGACGGAACATCTTATAAAGCAAACGTCTGACCTTATTGCCGATAACGGCGATAAAGCTTACGGAACGTGTGAAGATTATATAACGCTGCTAACTTGTGACCAGTACCGCAAGTATAGAGATTATGTGCCGCTCTTTGAAGGATGCATGTGGACGCTTACTCCGTGGAGGTGCGACACCGGCGATGCTAGCATCGTGCGTTACGTCTACCCGACGGGTGCTATCAGCTACGGCTATGTGGACAACAATTATGGGATTGCCCCAGTTTGCTTATTTAATTCTAATAGTCTCATATTGCACTGAATAACTAACCAAAATAGGAGGAAACGCAATGGAAAACACAGAAATTACAGTATCTATGAAAACGGCTATGGCAGAACATCAGCATATATGTGAATGCTACAGAACAGCTGCTACGGCTATCGTAGATATGGGCAGATCACTAAAAAATATAAGAGATTACAAGCTCTACATAGCACTTGGCTATGAGTCTTTCAAGAACTATCTTGAAAGCAATGGTGACTACACGTTCAAAGAACGCCAGGCATATACCTATATCAAGCTCTATGAGGACAACAGCACAAAGTTCCTTGAAGAACACGCAAGTATAGGTGTAACAAAGCTGGAGCTTCTCTCCAAGCTTCCGGAGTACGAACGTGAAGAATTCGCTGACACACATGACCTTGGCGGAATGACAGTTGAAGAAGTCAAGAAGCTAATCAAAGAAAAGCAGGCATTAGGCGAACAACTGACATTCCTTGAGGAGGAGAAGAAGGAGCAGACAGAAAGCGCCGAATCTCTCAGAGCTGAGCTTGAAGAACTGAGAGAAAAGCTTAAGCAGGCCGAGGACAAGCCTATCGAGGTAGTTAAGAGAGACCTCGACGAAGAAGAGATTGACAAGATAAGGCTGTCTATCCGTCAGGAACTTCATGCCGAACATATGAAAGAGCTGAATTCGCTGAAGAAGTCAAGCCGTGAAGCCGTGAAGGCGGCAGAAGCTGAAAAAAATAATGCCCTTAAGAAAGCACAGGCAGAGCGTGACAATGCAGTTAAGGAAGCCGTCGCTAAGTATGAAACCGCCCTCAGTAAAGCTAAGTCTGAGGCAGAAGAAGCGGACCATGCCAAGGCAGAGTTGGAAAAGAAATTGAAGTCAGGCAATGCAGACGAAGCAAGGGTTGCGCTGAAGATCATCTTTGAAAACGTTCAGAAAGGGCTTACGGAATTCATTGAAAAAATCAATGATATTGAAGACCCACAAACCAAGGAAAAGTTCATTACTGTCACAAGCAAGTGGCTCAGGCAGGCGGCTGATGACCTTGAGGGGTGAGCTGAATGACCAGAGAATTGAAATGAAGAAGAACACCACCTATGAGGAAAGAAAAGCTAATGGAATATGCCCATATTGCGGGCGAGAAAAAGCTGTTCCTGGATATATTATGTGCAAGAAATGTAGAGAACAGAACAAGGAAAGATGTAAGAAACGCTATGACCGAGCGAAAGATAAAGGGCTATGCACACGTTGTTACAAGAAGCCATCAATTGAGGGTCAAACAATGTGCAGAGAATGTCTTGCGAAAATGCTAGCGAAAGACAAAGAAAAGCGATATGGCGGAGTATGCGATATGGATTGTTTCAATTGCAAATATGATGACTGCATTAATGACAATGTGCCAGAATGCTATGCTGATCTGCCCTTTGAGGAAAAGGAAAAGATTCGAAAACGTAATCGAGCCCGATATCACGAACTTAAAGAGAGGGGAATTTGTGTAAAATGCGGAAAGCTGCCTGCAAAAGAAGGAATCACTCTTTGTGAAAGTTGCGCACACAAGAGAAGTAAGAGGGAGAAGAGGAAAAGGGCAGAAAATCAGCAGATCAGCAAGCGGGATTTATGGCGTGAACAAAGAAAATGTTATTTCTGTGGAGGAGAATGTGTGCAAGGCCAGAAGGTGTGCACGAAACACTATGAAATGCTCAAAGCTATGGCAATGCATATGCGTGAAAACGAAAGGAGCAAGATCGCAAGAGAACGGCTGAAAAAAGTATACTTTGCGGGAAGACAACAATAGAATTGTGAAAGGAGAAATCACTATGGAACACAAGTGTAAGTTCTGCGGAAGGAAGATAGGAACCGCACATTATATCCACAAGAAGGATTGTACGTGCGGGCTTTGTACAAAGTACTGTATGAGCGAATGTCAACTCTCAAAGAATGGCTTGTTGAGCTGGCATAAAGAGCCGTGTGTATCTTGTGAGAGAAATCCATATCGTAAGAACTATAAATGGAACGGAAAGGAATGGACAAAAGATGATTGATATTGACGGTTTCAAGGAATATCTTTACGAAGAGGAGCTTGCGCCGAACACAATAGCAACATATGTCAAAGGCGTAGAAAAATATGCTGAAAGGTTCGACACCATAACGAAGCCGAACTTAATCGAATTCAAACGCTATCTGGTCGAGAATTACAAGCCACAAACTGTAAATCTCCGAATAACTGCCCTACTCACCTACTGCAAGTATAAAGGAATAGAAATGAAGTTGAAACAGGTTAAGTTAGCTAAGAAAACAAGCATTGACAATGTCATTTCACTCGACCAATACAACCGACTGATAGATGGACTTAAGAGAGACAATAATATGCGGTGGTATATTACTATCGTTGTCTTAGCAAGAACAGGAATGAGGATATCGGAAGCTTTAAAAATACGCAAGAGCGATATTATCAATGGGAAAGTGACCTTAAGTGCTAAGGCGCATATGAGAACAATATTTTTCCCAAAAACGCTAACAGATGAGATACTTTCCTATCTTAGCAATGTTTCTGATGATGATTTCGTTCTGCAGAATCACAATGGTCAGCCTATAACATCACGAGGGGTCTCTGGTGAGCTCAGACGTTTTGCAGACAAGTACGGCATACCGAAGGAAGTAATGCACCCACATTCGTTTCGGCATTTCTTTGCAATCGAGTTTGTTAAAAGAAACAATAATATTTCGCTGCTTGCTGACCTACTAGGACACGGAAGCGTTAACATCACGCAGATATATCTACGTCAGTCAGAAGAACAACAGAAAACAGCTGTTGATAATACTGTCAATTGGTGACAAAGGGTGAGAACAATGAGATGTGGTGATAAGAGAATGAGATCAGAATACATATTCCCACTCCTGCTGATTCTGCTAGACGTGGGAGCAACTATCATATACGCTTTGCAAAAGGACTACAAGAAATCCGTCTATTGGATAGCGGCGGCCGTGCTGAATGTGACAGTAACTTTTTAGGAGGTATAACATATGGCAAGATACATCGATGCTGTTAATGCAGCAGAAATCATAAGCGATAAGCTAGGCATTGCACTGTCTGAACTGGTAGATGTAATGGCAACAGTGCCTACCGCAGACGTGCGGGAGGTCAAACACGGGTATTGGAAATTTCACAAACGAACAAAGCTCGTGCCAAGCAACAAGGTTAGCATAAAAGAAGAATACACTAATGGTCATGATTGTACTGTCGTTGACAATACAAATGTCAACAAAAAAATCATGATTATGAAAAAACGTATAACATTAAAAATTCCTATATGTTCGGTCTGCGGTTGGTGCGGACATGATGAATGTGATACAACGCTATACTGCCCTAACTGCGGAGCTAGAATGGACGGTGTCATTAGTGAATAAGAAGGCTATACCAACAGAACATATAGAGCAGGCATTGCTTTTCAAGTGGGCAACGTTCAGCTCAGGCAAGTATCCCGAACTGGAGTATATGTTCGCTATACCGAACGGTGGCTATCGCCACTATAGAACTGCCGCAGATCTTAAGTCTGAGGGCGTAAAGTCAGGTGTGCCTGACATAATGCTTCCGGTGGCACGTGGCGGTTACTACGGTCTTTTTATAGAAATGAAACGCACATCAGGTGGACGAGTATCGGAATCTCAACAGAAGTTTCTGAAAACGCTTAATGACAACGGCTATCTTGCAGTTGTCTGCAAAGGATTTGAGCAGGCGCAGGAAGCAATCTTGAAGTACCTTAATAAAGGAGTGAGAAAATGAAAATATCTAAGCTGAAAAAAATATGCAGTAAAGCGGCTAAGACCATATCCTACTTCTATAATGAAAATGATAATTCATTATGGATCGGCTCAGGCAGTGCGATATATCCGCTTTACGGCATGCCGAACATGAATACCAGCGAACAGTTACTCACGCTTTTTGACATTAATGAAAGTGACCGTGAGAATTGGAAATGTAAGCAGCTGCCGCCTGCTATTGAGAGCAACATTGTTATGAACATCGCTTCATGCACAACAGGCAAGATGATAGATCGTCGTTCAACATTCGTTGCCATGCTAAGCGAATATCAGATATTCTCAGGCACAGAAAAAGTGCATATATGCCCGAAAGCATTCCTTGAAGTAATAGATGATTATGAAATTCTTACATACTATTCCATTGATGATATGATAATCGTCAAAGCAGGCTTGCTTACGCTCGGTGTACTGTGTGAAACCCATGGCGTTATAACACGAGAACTTCTTAATGACATTAATTCCATGCACGATATGTTACAAGAAGTATTCAACAGGGAGTGCGAAGAAAAAGACAAGATCAGAAACTATGAGCAATTGGCAATGACAGAGTGAAGCCCTATATATTATATATAGTATAGAACAAGTGTTCAGCCCGTGTGTAAGCACGGGTATGAGGGCTTGTAATGGGTCTTAATAACTCGGACAGTGGGAGGAAATGACAATGAGTCTTATGAGATACAGAGAGCAAAAGTATATTTATGGAAACTACATGGAAGTGAATATGTATCCTGTCTATGCCTGCCCACGTTCTTCTAGTCGAAAAAAGAAAAGAAAGCCGACAAGCAAGGTGCAGGAGAGATTGAATCAGCTTAATGCTGAAAGAGCTCTGGCAAGACTTATCCCTGCAAACTTCACTGACAAAGACTATAAGTTCGAGCTGACCTATGCACCGCAGAATAATCCTGCTGACCTTGAGCGTGCCAAGAAAGACTTTGCTAACTTTGTCAAACGTGTGAATAGAGCAAGAGTCAAGAGAAGCTTACCGAGAATGAAGTATATTTATTCCATTGAGCAGGGCTCAAAGTCTGGACGTATCCACTTCCATGTTATCATGACAGGTGGTCTGACTATCAACGAGATAGCATCCATATGGGGCAAGGGCTATGTTGACAAGGTCCTGCCATTGATGTTTGACCAGACAGGCTGTGCAGGAATTGCAAAGTATTTCTGCAAGCAGAAGATTTCAGAACATAACAACGGCAAGCACGCCAAGCGTTATGTTGCGTCAACTAACTGCATTAAACCGCAACCGCAGAATAACGATTATCGTTTAACGAAACGTGCGGTGCAGAGCATGGCATATAACTGTGATAACTCGGCGCTGTTCGAGAATATGTATCAAGATTATTACTATGCTGATTGCCGTCCATTCTGGAACGAGGATAACGGCACGTTCTACATATCGCTATTCATGTACCGCCGAACGGCGAAGCTGAACATATAGGGGGTGAGATGATGAGTCTTAAGGGAGCTGAGCTCAGCGTGATATGTGATGATTGCCATAAGGCATTCATAGTCTACGTTCGCAAAAAGAGATTTCAAAGCATAGAGGGGGACGTATGGTGCTATAACTGTCCTCACTGTGGTAAGTTATACGTTGCATATATCGACGATAGCCTGACACGTCATGCCCATGCGCTTCAAAAAAACGGTGTTGTGTTGAAAGATATCCTGACGAAAATATCGAGAGAATTATCGGCAAGGCAGGGAAAGGAGAATCATCATGACTAAGAAGCGATTGCTGTCATATCGACAGCTTAAGGCTGAGTTGAAGTGGGTAAGTACAGACAGTGATGATTATAGCAGACTCAAAGCAGAGATATCAGAGATTGAAGCATATGTGTCAGGCATTGATGACGCATTCATCAGGATTATTTTTCGACTTCGCTACCTCGTGTCACGCAAGGATGGAGGGTGGCAGCCGCCGTCATGGGCATGGATAGCCAGGCAGGTCAACGCATCAGAAGACTACTGTAAGGGCAGGCATTGCAAGTTTTGCAAAAAAAACACGTTGTAACACGCACGAACACACTCTGCGTGCTATGATGATAATGCGGGGTTGTTGTTATAGTTTTTCCATAGGTTTATGTCGGTGCAAGGGCCACGTTGTATGACGTGGTCCTTGTGCTATATATGCGAGGTGATAACGTGTATAGTACGAGTCAGATCAGAGAGCTAATCAAGGACGGACGAGTTGACAAGTTCTATAACGATCGCTATTGGCGGAAGTTCAGTAAGAGCGTTATCGCAGAGCAGCACAATGAATGCCAGATATGCAGGTGCAAAGGAAAAGTGACGAGAGCAACTATTCTTCATCACGTCAAGCATCTTAAGCAATTTCCTCAGCTTGCATATAGCCGTTACTACTATGACGATACTGGCGAAAAGCACAGACAGTTGATAGCTCTGTGTCATGACTGCCACGAAGCACAGCACCCAGAACGGCGCTGGCAAGAACGTGCCGATAAGTTCGTCAATGAGGAGCGGTGGTGAGCGCCTTGCGGCGATACCCCCCGGGGTCAAGGGTCGAAAAATTTTTTCGGCCTTGTACGACGGGAGGCAAAAAAGACAAATCCGCCCTCGCACGCACGTGAGAGAATTTTTTTCAAGAAAAGTCAAATGTAAGGAGTTGGCAAAAGTGAAAAAACCGAGTTTATCAGAGATTGAACAGTCGTTGATAGAGCAGCTCGAACAAATGGGAGCTTCTGTCGATTTCTATAAATCGCTGGTTTCAGATTATCTGTTTTATGAAAAACAGGAAAGGAAAATGCAGGCTGATATTCGCAAGAGAGGACTGACCTATATGGCAGTTTCTGCGGTAGGAAAAGAGTATGAAAAAGACAATCCGTCCGTAAAGCAGGCGTATATGTACAACAAGCAGAAACTTCAAATTCTGAAAGACTTGGGCCTGTCAACTGACAAGGTCAAGAACCTTGACGATGACGAAGAGCTGTAAGGGGCAAGAAGCTCTTGACCTCTCGTATCTTGCAGACTATATCAGCCTAGTCGAGGAGCATAAGTATCCGTATTGTGCTGAGCAGTATCAGCTTATTGACTACGTCAAGCGCATGTTCTTGTCAGAAGATATCTACATTGATGCTGAACAAGCTGATAAGTATTTCAGCTATGAAAAATATTTCCCTTTTGGCCTTTTTCCATGGGAAAAATTCGTATTTGTACTTCACAACTGCACATATACCGCAAGCGGTTCCTTACGTTGGCCGGTGCTATTCTTGTATGTTGGGCGAGGAACAGGAAAAAACGGATACTTAGGATTTGAAGACTTTTGCTTGCTCACACCTACCAATGGCATCAAGCATTACAACATTGATATTTTTGCAACAACAGAAGATCAAGCAGAGACCACATTCAAAGACGTATATAACGTTCTGGAAGACAATCGTGACAAAATGCAGCGGTTCTTTTACTGGAACAAAGAAGTGATAATAAATCTAAAAACGAAGTCTGAATTGAAGTTCCGAACATCAAGCCCGAGGTCAGCCGACGGCGCACGTCCGGGAAAGGTAGATCATGACGAGGTACACGCCTATGAGAATAGCAAGCTCATTGATGTTGCTGTCGGTGGTCTCGGAAAAGTACCAAGACCCCGCCGCACTATCATGAGTACTGACGGCTTCGTTCGAGAAGGACCTCTCGATAAAGAGAAAGCCAAAGGCATAAGAATTCTTAACGGCGAGATTGAAGACAATGGTATGCTTCCGTTCATAGCCCGGGTGGATAGTCCCGAAGAAGTCGAAATGCCTGAAATGTGGTATAAGGCAAACCCCTCACTGCAGTACCTTCCTGATCTTCTCCAAGAGATGAAGACGGAATTTCAAAACTATCTGGACGATAAGATAAGCAATATCAGTTTTGCAGTTAAACGCATGAACTGTTTGCCACAGCAGACTGAGGGCGGTATAACCGCATTTGATAATATCCTGGCAACTAATCAGGATATCACGCCGTATCTGCCGAAGCTTCAAGGCAGACAATGCACAGCAGGCTTTGACTATATGAAGACAGATGACTTCCTTTCAGCAGGCTTGCTCTTTGACGTAGACGGAACTGATGTGTGGCTAACACATACTTGGGTGTGCAAGGCTTCTGCAGATCTGTCAAGAATTAAGGCGCCACTGCAAGAGTGGGAGGCGGCGGGGCTACTGTCATTCGTTGACGGTCCAGAGATTCCGCCTGAGATACCCGTTATATGGGTGGCGCAGAAAGCGGCGGAACTGAATGCCAATGTAGCAATGACCGGCATAGATAACTACCGCTATACACTACTTAGGAGGGCGCTTAAAGAGAATCTCTACGCTTCTGACGAAAAAGGCTACGGAAATATCATGCTTGTCCGTCCGTCAAATGAAATGATGATAATGCCTGTAATCACAAGTCAGCTGGTGAATCATAAGCTTGCAGTCGGAGACAATCCCCTTTTCCGCTGGGCTATGAACAATACCAAGGTATGCACTTCGTCTGCAGGCAATATGACATATGGTAAAATAGAGCCGAAGTCCAGAAAGACAGACCCTTTCAAGGCATATGTCGCCGCCAAAGCGGCACAGAATAAAATCGCTGAGCAAATATCAAGTATGCCTATGGGCAAGAGCGTTATGAATGTATTCACATATTAGCAGAGAGGAGGTAACGCAATGGGGCTGAGATCACTGCTATCACGCATAATGAATGCCAAAAGTAATGAAGTGATCAGTATTAAGACAGTTGGATATGACGACGAAGCGAGAATAGCCGTGCAGGCATATGCTATTCAGGTCGTTGTTGAAATCCTTGCGGCACTGGTTTCAAAGTGCGAGATAAAAACCTATCGTGACGGCAAGTCATTCCGTGGCGAAGAATGGTATCTTTTCAACGTTAAGCCGAACGTCAATCAAACAGCAGTGCAATTCAAGAACGAGCTAGTCCGCAAGACCCTTGTGCGTGGCGAGAGCCTTGTTGTCAGCGCTGGAAAGCAGATAATCTGCGCCGACTCTTGGAGTACGCAGGAGTATGCGCTATATCCTAACCGCTTCTCTCAGGTAGCACGAGGTTCATTCACGTTTCAGAAAACATTCGATATGGGAGATGTCCTATATCTCACATACTCCAACGGCGGAGTAAGACAAATACTAACGGAAATGCTAGATGAACATAATCGTTTCTTGGAAACGGCTTCAAGCACCTACGTCAAGAGTGGCGGCCAAAAAGGCATACTCGAGATAACGCCACTGGCGCAAGGTCAACCTGATTTTGAGGAGAAATTCGATGTTCTCATGAATAATTATTTCAAAACATATTTTGACGCCAAGAACGCAGTGCTTCCACTGTGGGGCGGAATGAAATATACTTCTCAAACGGCAGGTGAAACCAAGAGAACAGTGTCAGAAGCAACCGACTACATTTCTATGCTAAATGACGCATTGGAAAAAGCGGCGATTGCTTTCAACGTTTCACCGGCTATCGTAAAGGGAAATGTCGAGAACATCAGTGAAGCGGTATCAATGACATTGACATCTGCCGTTGATCCTTTCGCCAAGATGTTATCAGACGAGATAACGGCAAAGCGTTATACCAAAGAGCAAGTCCTGCGTGGGTGCTACGCCAAAGTCTGTACCAATAACCTTAAGCACCTTGACGTGCTTGAAATGGCAAATGCAGTTGACAAGCTTATCGCAAGTGGCTTCTACTCAACGAATGAGTTGAGGGAGAAGACAGGTGAGGAAAGAATTCCAGAATCCTGGGCCGATAAGCACACAAGAACTAAGAACTACGAGACAATCGAAGGAGGTGGAAACAGCAATGAATAGCATTTTTAATCATTTTGAATTCAAAATGGAAGCGGATAAGCCCAAAGAGCTTAGCCTATATCTATATTCACAAGTCCGTGGAGGACTTGACATTGATTGGGAAAAGGGAAAAGTTGAAGAGAGCAAGACAGGCGCTAAGTATTTCGCCGCCAAACTTGACGAGTACAAAGATTGTGAACATATCAACCTGTACATTAATTCTCTTGGAGGTCAGATCAAAGAGGGCGTTGCTATCGGAAATATCCTTAAGCGCCATAAAGCCAACGTTACTTGCTATGTAGACGGCTGGGCGTGTTCTATCGCAAGCGTTATCGCTATGGCAGCGGACGAGATCATCATGTATAGCAACAGCATGATGATGATACATCAGGCGTCCTGCTACTGTGAGGGAAATGCTGACGATATGAGAACGGCGGCGGCTGAGCTTGACAAGATGACCGATACCGCTATCACTACATATGCAGAACGTTGCAACGGCAAGTGTAGCCGTGAGGAAATTGCCAAAATGGTAAAGGTGGGTACTTGGCTGACAGCGGCAGAATGTCTTGAGAAAGGCTTCTGCGATAGCATATCAACCGCAGAGCAACCCGTTGATATGGCTACAATGCTTAGTGATACAAAGCAGTACACTATGTCAAGCGCCCTCGACAGGGAGAATGTGGACAAGCTCATTGAGCTTTATAAGAATTCCGCCGCACAGCAGGCTTTGCCAGCAATAAAAACCGAAGAAGAAAAAACAAATGCCGCTATGTCGGCTTTTGAAAAGTTCATGAAAATGGAGGTAAAAAAGAATGATTAATCTTGACGCAATCAAAGAGCAGAAAGCAGATATCCTTGCTTCACTGTCAGCCGCTATCAGAGATAGTGATGACAAGGGCATGGAAACCGCCCTTGATAAGTACGGCAATCTGATTTCAGATGTTATCATGGAGCAGGTGGAGAGCACCGCTGAGTCTGTCGATAGCCAGATACTCAGCACCAGAGGTGTGAGAATGCTAACCAGTGAAGAAAGAGACTACTATAACGCCGTCATTGAGGCGGGCAAGTCCGCAAACCCGAAAATGGCGCTGACAAACGTTGATAAGACAATGCCAATCACGATCATTGAGTCAGTTCTCGGTGAGATCCCACAGCAGCACCCTCTGCTCAACTTCATCAACTTCCAGGATACCACTGGAATTACGAAGATGTTGGTAAATGACCAGGGTGTTCAGACCGCTAAGTGGGGAGATCTTAACACAGCTATCGACAAGGAACTCTCAGGTGCATTCAAGACCTTTGACGTTGCACTGAAGAAGCTCACAGCATGGATTCCAGTGTCTAACGATATGCTTGACCTTGGTGCCTCATGGCTGGATAGATATGTCCGTGAGATACTGGCAGAAGCCCTTTGGGTCGGTATGGAAACCGGTATCGTGTCAGGCGATGGTCTGAACTGCCCTATCGGAATGTGCAAGGACGTATCTAGTAGTGCATCAGTAGTCGGTGGCAAGTATCCTGACCAAAAGACAGTTGCACTCAATGAACTCTCCCCTGAAGCTATTGGTGCTATTGCCGCCCAGCTCACGAAGACCGAAGCGGGTAATAACCGTCCACTCGACAACCTCATCTTTGTGGTCAATCCAAAGACATATCTGACAAAGGTAATGCCTGCGACAACAAATTTCGTTCAGGGAAAATGGGTTAACGATGTTATGCCTATTCCATGCACCATTATCCAGTCATGCGCCGTTCCTGATGACAGAGCTATCTTCGGCCTGGGCAAGCGTTACTTCATGGGTCTTGGTATGGCTAAGGGCGGTAAGCTGGAGTTTGATGACTCATTCAAGTTCCTTGATGACGCAAGGACATATAAGATTAAGACATACGGCAACGGCAAGCCACTCGACAGCAATGCTTTCAGGTATCTGGATATCTCAAAGCTTAAGAGATTTATCCCGACAGTATACACTGTCACACCGTCAGAAACATAAGGAGTTGATATAAATGCAGCAGGCATTATTCGAGGAAGTTAAAAATCAGCTGAACATAACTTGGTCAGACGAAGCTACTGACAGAAAGATAAACAGCATTATAGCACGTGCTATAGGAGTACTTAACGGATATGCAGGTCAGGTGCTGGATATCAACGTTGACGAAAATATCAACGGCGACGCCCAGCTTCTGATCGACTGCTGCAGATATATATATAACGATTGCTTCGAGGACTTTGAAAAAAATTATCACTCTCAGCTCTTCGCACTGAGAGCAAGGTGTCAGATTGAGGAGATGTCAGGAGGAAGCGTATGATAAGCAAGCGGCAGACGTTCAATGACGGCATATGCACTATTGCAACTATCATCAATGCCAATGGCTTGAAAATCAAGCAAGCAGGCATAAGATATGACAATCGTACCGTCGGCTCAGAGCGTTTCTATAAAGCTGCTGAATACCAGCACCGCTGTGATAAGGTGATAAGAATACCACTTATCGTCGAGCCACAGGCGACTGACATTGTGATAATGAACGGCGACCAGTATAACGTCATTCAAGTTCAGATGATAAAGGACGCTAAGCCGCAGGCTTGGCAGTTATCAATAGAAAAGCGGAAAAAGAGGTTAGAAATCCATGTCAATGAGTCCTGATGAGATGGCTGAGGCTTTACGGCACGCATTTCAGCAAGAAAGTCAACGTGTTAATGAAGCCGCCAAAAGAGCCGTTAAGAAGACCGCAAAGGAAACCCGCAAGGTCGTCCAAGAACACTTCACGTTCAATAACCGCTCCGGCAAGTATGCCAAGGCGCTTACAGTTAGCACCGAGTACGAGGACTCTTTCGACATTCGGCAGATAGTGAATTTCAAGAAGAATAAGCAGTATCTTCTCACACACCTGCTGGAGTATGGCCATGCTATGAAGCGTGGTGGCAGAACGCTTCCGTTTAAGGCGAAAGCTTATCCGCACATGATTTACGGACAAGAGTATGCCGAAGAAAAATTACCGGAAAACATCAGAAAGGAGATTGAGAAGTCGAAATGACATTGACAGAACTTATATCACTTTCGGGCATTCCTGCGGACAGGATTGCTAAGATAGATTTTCCAGTGGAAACGGAATTGCCGTTCGCAACATGGATAAACAAGACACCTCAGACGATATCTGCAGACGGAAGAACTGTCGCAGTTATCCCACGAATTGCAGTTGAAATATACTGCGAGCCGGAAGATGAAGAAACACATATCCTATTCGAGAACGCCCTTATGGATAAGGGCATATGCTTCTCAGTTGCCGCAGTATCTGGGGCAGGATCAGCAAATGGATATGTGGGTATACGAATTCGATCGCAAGGAGGAATATTAATGAAAGGAACAGTGAAAGCCGTTGCCCATGCACTGATTACAGAGTCTACAGATGTCAGTGGTGCGACAACTATCACATATGGAGAACTTAAGTATCATAAGACAAAGCTTTCGGGCACCCGTCAGGTAAGCCTTGACCCGAAGTCATCAAGCAAGGAGATATGGGCTGACGGCGTAGTAGCATTCGCAGGTCAGACTAATCAGGGCTACGAGGGAACTATCACTACCCTTGACCTGTGTGATGATCTTGAAAAAGACTGGTATGGCAATGTCATCGAAGAGAAAAACGGCACACTGGTCGAAGTAGCAAGAACAGGAGAAGCGCCAAAGTTCGGCTTGATCGTACAGTATGAGTCAACATCAGAAGCCGAGGGATACACCGAGGTCTTCCCATACTGCTACACCACAGATCGTCCGAAGATTTTGGTTAAGACAGAGGAAGACAGCGGTATGGACTATGAGTATACAGAGCATAAGATTGCCTGCAAGCCGTCACCGGCTGAGGTTACTGTCGACAACAAGAAAGGACACATTGCACGTTTCCGTATAAAGGGTAACACAGTACTCACAAAGTTTCCTGAGTACACCTACACCCCGGGTGAATGACAATGAGCAATACAATAGTCCTGACTATAGACAGCAGGCAGATAGGCTTCAAGGCTACAGCAGGTATGTTCTATCGCTATAAAGAAGCGTTCGGCACGGAGTACCTTGAGGACGTTGTCAAGGTTCATCAGTTCGGTAAGGGCGCCTTTGTTCAACAGGTCGAATACCGCACCCTATGGGTGCTTGCCAAGACTTATGATGATAGCATACCGCCTATTCAGACGTGGCTTGACAGCTTCGCCTATGGTGCATTTCCTGTTGATGATATCTATAATCAGGTTATGCCTATACTGCAGGCAAACATGAAAGTTGACAGAAAAAATCCATAAGCGGCAGTAAAAGCGGAGATGATCGGCCTCTCAAATCGGAGGAGGTCATCTCCCTTGTTATAAACAGGGGTCTTACTGTCGCTGATTTAGACCGCATGACGTATGGTATGGTAGTGAACTATGCCTGCGCCTATGACCGACAGCGATTAATCGCCGCCGGCAAAAAGGTCATTGACCCCGAAATTAAATACGAAGAACTGAAAGCAAATCTGCCTGTCGTTGAAGAACGATATAAGCAGGGAAAAATCAGCAAAGAACGATATGAAAAGTATATTGCGAAAATAAAGGCATGGGAGGGTGAGTAATGGCTAAGTCATCATCAGATGAGAAAATCAAAGGTATGTACGTCAAAATCGGTGGTGATACGTCTGAGTATACTGCCGCCATGAAAGGCTTAATGCCGATATCAATTCGACTACAAAAAATCTGAACAGCGTCAACAAACTCTTAAAGCTTGACCCGACTAACGTTGAATACACCGCTCAGAAGCAGAAGCTTTTGAGCGAAGCTATCGAAGCAACAAAAACAAAGCTTGACGTTCTCATTAGAAACGAGAAAGATATCAACGAGCAATATAAGAAAGGCGAGTTGCCCGTTGAGTCATATCTTAAGTATCAGGAAGAGCTTGAGAAGACCAAGAAGAAGCTGAACACACTGCGAGAACAGACCAAGACCGCAGACGATAGCACCAAGGAGCTCGGCAATGAAGCCAAGGATACGTCAGATAAGGTCAAAGACCTTGGTGATAAAGCTGACCAGACAGGCAGTGTCTTCAAGGACGTTTTCTCTGCTAATCTTGCCGTTGAGGGGCTGAAAGCTATAGCTAATGCCGCCAAGGAAGCGGCGGAAAGTTGTGCACAAGTCGGCATTGACTTCTCCAGCTCAATGTCCAACGTTGCGGCTACAATGGGCATGACCGCAGAGCAGGTCAGCTCAGGCGCTGAGGACTATCAGAAGCTAGAGAATGCCGCCCGTGAATGTGGCGAAACAACAAAGTATACCGCTTCGGAGTCCGCTGACGCTCTTAATTACTTGGCTCTTGCAGGATATGACGTAAATAAGGCGGTTGAAACACTGCCGAAAGTTCTTAATCTTGCCACTGCCTCAGGCATGGACCTTGCGTCCTGCACTGACATGGTAACGGATACTATGTCGGCATTGCAGTTGCAGACGAGTGACCTTGACGGCTATATGGACATGATGGCAAAGACCGCCCAGAAGTCTAATACCACAGTTGCTATGCTTGGTGAGGGCATTCTCCAGTGTGCCGGCACGGTCAAATCCACAGGGCAGGACGTTGATACAATGTGCACCTCTCTTGGAATACTGGCTAATAATGGTATCAAGGGTGCAGAGGGCGGCACACATCTCAGAAATATGCTTTTGTCGTTAACATCACCGACAGACGTTGCTTCCACCAAGCTGAAAGAGCTGGGCGTAAGCGTGGCTGACAGTGAGGGAAATATCAGAGATATCAACGATATTTTCGGAGACCTTAACGCCAAGCTTTCCAAGCTCTCAGATGACCAGAAGACCAAGGCACTTAGCGATATCTTCAATAAGACAGACTTATCGTCCGTTAATGCCATGCTTCAAGGCATGAGCGGGTCTTTCGATGACCTGAAGCTCAGGTAGATAACGCTGACGGAGCGTGTCAGACAATGGCTGACACCATGAATAACAATCTTAAGGGCAAACTGGCTATAATGGACTCTTCCCTTGAATCCCTTGGCATAACTATTTTCGATAAATTCAGCGCCCCACTCGAAGACGCCGCCGAAAAAGGCTCAGAGCTTTTCAGTGAACTTACCAAGGATATCAAAGATGGAGACCTCAGTGACGAATTCGACGATATGGGCAATGCCCTTGGAGATTTAGTCGAAACAGGCGCCAAGTTCGCCAAAGGTTCGTTGCCTATCCTCATTGACGGTGTAAAGTTCTTCTGCGAGCATTCTAACCTTGTTATCGGAGGATTGACAGGAATAACGTCGGCAATGATATCAAAAAAAGCCATAAATAACGTTCTAGACCTCGTAAAGTCATTCAAGAGCCTTACAGGTGCAACAAGAGCAGCTGAAACTGCCCAGCAGGCTTTAAATGCAACTCAAAAAGCATCGCCGGTTGGAGCGATTGCGGCTATTATCGGTACGGTAGTTGGTGGTATTGTGTCTTACGCAACTTCGGTTGATGACGCCGCTGACTCAACAAAAGTCCTCAATGACGAAGAGCAGGCGTTGGTCGATAGCACGAACGAGCTGACAGACTCCATGAAGAAAGCCGCAGACCAACGTGAAGAAGCCAAGACCGATATAGAAGCCGAGTATAGCAGTTATAAAAGTCTTGCAGATAGGATCTTTGAGCTTTCTGACGCTGAGAGTCTATCCAATGATGAGAAGTCAGAAATGAAAGCCCTTGTGAACCAGCTGAACAGTGTAATGCCTGACCTTAATCTTCAGATTGACGATCAGACAGACAAGCTCCTCAACAATAAGGACGCAGTCTATGAGTGCATAGAAGCGAAGAAAGAACAGCTTCTTGTCGAAGCAGCTCAGAAAGATATGGTCGCTATATCAGAAGACCTCTATAAGGCTGAGAAAAATCAGAAAGAACTTGAAGAAGAAATAGCCGAAAAGAAAAAAGAAATGATCCCGATTCAAGAGAAGATGAATAAGCTCAACGCAGATTGGGCGAACGTCGCTGATGAAAGTCAGTACTGGGATCTACAGGAGCAGTATGACAAGCTTGACAAGTCTGTAAATGAGCTTCAGAAGTCATATAAGTCCGCAGGCGGAGAGATCGAGAAGCTGAACGCAGACTATGCGGACGCTTCCAAGTACGTTTCTGAGCATTCTTCTGCTCTCGAAGACAATTCAAAGGCCGTAGAGGACAATGCAAAAAAGGTCGATACGATCTATAACCGCACTGTCATGTATAAAGACGGATTACACAAGGTATCGCAAGAAACTGTTGACGCAATAGTTGAGATGAATAAGAGCTATGACGAAGCCGTCCAGAAACGAACGGAAGAATTGCAGAACAATCTTAACCTCTTCGATGAATTCAACGGCGGTGCTGAGATATCCGCAGAACAGCTTATGCAGAACTTGGAATCTAATCTTGACGGCATGGCAAGCTGGTCTGATGATATCAAGACGCTTGCAGACAGAGGCGTGAATAAAGGTCTTATTAAGACCTTGCGGGAAGCAGGTCCGCAATCTGCAAGCAAAATAAAGGCGTTACTGTCTATGTCACAGCCTGAATTGAAAAAGTACAGTGATATGTGGGATGAGTGCATGGGTGACTGTAAGAAGATAGCAAGATCAGAATTTGACGAGCTCAGGCAGCAGTATGATAATACCATAGAGACGCTTCTGAAACGCGACCAAATAAGTCAGATATCAGATGTATGGGAGCAGACGGGTGCGGCAATGATGTTAGGTATGCAGCAAGGCATACTGTCTGCACAGCAGTCTGTCATTGATACCGCAACAAGTGGAGCGAACGCAGTGCTTACGGCGGTCAAGGGGGTATATGACATACACTCCCCGTCAAAAGCATTTGAGAAAATATCAAAAATGAATGCGCAGGGTGAGATCCAAGGCTGGAAGTCATCAGAGAATGATATTATCAAAGCCTATACCAATACTGGTGACAAGATACTGTCAGAGAATATGCGCAATACATACAGCGATACGAATAGAGTCGCAAGGTCGGTATATAATGGATCATATGCCCACAGTATCACGCAGAAAGCAGCAACAAGCGCCACAGAAAACACGCAGGTCGTCCCAACAGTCAGACAAATGCCCGAGACTATTCATAACGTGATAGTATTCCCGAATGGGAAAGTGATTGCAGAGGAAACAGTTCCATTTATAGATGTAATGCTTGGCGAAAGAGCTGCGAGAAAGAAAAGAGGTAGTGCGGTATGACACGACAAATCAGATTTAATGGCAAAAAGTCGTATGAGGATTTTAAAATCAGAATAATCAGTGCAACAGTTGCAGAGCCGAAGAAACGTGAGATCAAAGTGACTGTACCTTATCGCAACGGCAGTATTGACCTGTCTGACTATGACGGAAATTTTTATTTCGACGATACCGAAGTATCATACAAGATGTTCGTGTTTGATACAGATCCTGTCACTCTACTCCGCAGGATTGAGAAAATCAAGAGCTGGTTATGTGAAGCTCCACAGCAGAACATATATGATAATTTTTCCGAGAACTATCATTTTGTCGGCAAGTGTAGAACTGTTGAGACCAGCCTTGGTGAAGATGACATAACAGCTACTCTCGAGGTCACTTTCGATGTAGCACCATATAAGGTTTCTGACGACTTTGCAGAAACGGCGTGGGATACATTTGAATTTGATAAAGATTGCTTGAACAAGACGTCAATCTCCTGCCTAGCACACCAAGACGGCTATCATTCCCAGCCGGGAATATTGCACTTCTATTCTTACGCTGAAGATGACATAGTTCCAAAATTAAAGTATCACAAGAGTGCTGACGATAAGGACAAGCGAGGATTGACAATGCTTGACCTCAACGGTGAAGTTCTCACAAAAAACTTGTACAAAGAAACTGCCTCAGCATTCAAGATGCAAAATTTCGTCGTCAAACCCGGCACAAATGTCTTAGCTCTATACGGATCTGGTTCACTTGAAATCGAACTGGTGGAGGAAATACTATGTTAGTTACACTTGACGATACAAAGACGCTTCACGAAACTGGTTCTGTCAGAACCAACAAGCTGATAGGAACCGTCAACAAAGAAATTAGCGCTATTGACACCTTTACGTTCAACATATATCCCAACAACAGCTGCTACTCCGATTTAAAGGAACTGACATCGTTGATAAAGGTTTACGACGACAAGGAAGGGCTGATATTCGATGGCAGAGTACTGACGATATCACCATACATGACTGATAGCGGCGAGATCGGCAAGCAAGTAGTCTGCGAGGGCGGTTTGTGTTTTCTGAAAGATAGTGTACCAATTATCAAACAGCTAAAGTGCACCATAAGAACGTATATAGCCACACTACTTTCAGCACACAATAAGTCTGTTGAAAGCTACAAGCAGATACATATTGGCAATATTAACTGTTCGCAAGCACAGCACATCTTTAATCCAGGATATGAAGACACGTTCTCAGAACTGACGAAAAACCTGATTTCCGGCGAAGATATCAGAGGTGAAATGAGGGTGCGCATCGATAAAGGCATTAGATTTTTCGATTTCACAGCAAACGAATTTTCAGAAGTCAGCAATAAAACAATACAACTAGGAAGGAATATGCGATCTATCACGCAGGCGATTGACCCAAGTGAGATCATCACAAGGCTGTATCCGCTAGGTGCTGTCATCAACGATGATACGGGCGAACGTGTGACGCTTTCGGGAGTAACGAAGTATATCGACAACGACCAGCTGATAGAGCGGTACGGAGTACACGCTGGAACTAGGATATTCGACAATATCACCACTCCAGGCGTATTGTCTCAAGCAGGCAGAGTATGTGCCGGAGAACTAAAAGCAGCAAAAGTTCAGTATGAGGTATCGGCTATTGACATTGATGAGAAACTGGACGGCTTTGCAGTTGGCTGCAAGTATCGCATAGTCAATAGCTACCTTGGCATCGACGAGGTATTGAGGTGCATCGGCACCAGTATCGACATCAATGACAGATCGCAGAATGTGCTGACATTTGGCGACAAAATCGACACGATTAGTGGAATGACATCAAGAAAATAGGAGAAATGATTATGGCAAAAGCAATTGATATCAGCTTAGAGATCACACAGGTGGCAGAAGCATATACAGGTCGAGACGTCCGACAGGCTATTGTCGACGCATTGACCGCCACACAGAACGCAATCAATGAAATGAATATGCCAGCAGGATCTCAGACCTTTATTGTACCGTCAGAGACGACACTGGTCACAACGACTTTGAATCTGCCGTTCACACCGACTCAGAACACGCAGATCATCTGTAGTCTGCGGGAGGTGTCGGCACCAAAAGTGAGAAGGCTGTGTGTAGAAACATTTTACACAAGCAACAATTTGATAGTAGCGCTGACGAACGCAGAAAGTGCAAGTGCTACCGTTCCACAGGGTGAATATATTATTGACTGGATCGTAACAAAGCCATAGAAAGGAGGAATATCAATGCGCATAAAAATCAACGAAGACTACAATGTAGTCGTGAACACAGCCCTACTGGGCTATGTCGGTGAAACAAATGCTAGACCCGTGTCTGTTGAGGGGCTGACAGTAGACGGTGCAGACCGCTATGTGCTGACTATCGACTACGGCGACGGCGTTCAGTACGAGGTCGATATCACAGGCGGCACATGGACGCCTACAGCAGATATACTGCGGTCAGCGCAGACAGTCAGCTGTCAGATATGTGCAAAAAAGCTGTCAGGGCAGGAATACATACTGCTGAAAAAATCACGCATATTCCGCCTGCGTATCGGTGCGGCTATCGGTGATACAGCTATCCCGTCACCAAGTGTGGCAGCTGACGCACTGGATAAGATAGATGCCATAGGCAGACAGGCGCACGCAGATATGCAGACAGCTGTCACCGCCGCAGACACGGCGACAACAGCGGCTGAAAACGCTGAGAAATCTGCCACAGCCGCAGAGAAATCAGCCGACACGGCAACGCAGGCAGCAAGCCGTGCGGAAACAGCAAAGACAGCGGCTGAAACGTCCGCAACGCAGGCAGATACCGCAAGGCAGGGCGCAGAAACTGCACGTGCTGAGGCAGTCACATCACAGAATAACGCTAAAATATCCGCAGCCCAGGCGGCAACATCAGCACAGCAGACTGAGGCTGATAAGACAATAACTGCTGGATATGCCAAGACTGCCAAGACTAATGCAGACAGCACCGCAGCCGACAGGCAGGCGGTGCAGACGTTGGCAGAACAGGTGACAGCCGACAAGGCTACAGTGGCAGACCATGCCGCTAAGGTCGCTACAGACCGCACAGCTGCTGAAACTGCGGCACAGACAGCACAGGCGGTAGCTGATAGCCTTCCAGACGACTATGTGACAGCTGTCGAAAAAATTGCCGAAAACACGGCTGAAATAGGACGTGTAAAGCTGACGGACAAGGAACTGCAACGTAGGGTAAATGCACTGTATGACTTGGGCAATGGTGTGACACATCAGTTTGAAACAGATACAGATAAGGCATATCAGAAAACTGTGCCTACGGGTGGTAAGCTGATGTCGGTGAAAAATATCGGTGGTAGGTCGATTGTGTTTAATCAGATGATACCTGACAGCATAATCCATGTCACAATAACGATTGACGAAGATATTGCCGAAGAAAAATGGCTGAAACAAATTGTTGCCGATACATCACCTATCGCACAGGCAATCGGTCATAAAGTGGCAGGAAAGTGCATTAGGGATATAAACAATCCTAGTTCCTATGTGACGGTACGTTTTGGAAATAACAATGTAAATGTGTCCAATGGTAGCGAACGTTACGCCACTACAGAAAATGGTATATATACACTATCATCGGGAGTAGGCAACCCACCGCCGCTATATTTCCGTGCGTTCGCAGGTGCAACCGCAGGCACATACAAATTTACACTGCAATTGTTTGACCTCACCGCCATGTTCGGCGCAGGCAACGAACCAAGCACAGTAGAAGAATTTGAGAAAATGTTCCCTGCGGACTACTATCCGTATGCCGCAGGTGAGATTGTCAGTGCTGGGGTGACAGAGGTTGCTGTGGGTGAAACCACACACCCAATTCCCGAAACCATCAAAGCACTGCCTGGCTACGGCTGGTCGGCAGGAACGGCACGAAACTATGTGAACTATGAGAACAAGAAATACTACCAATGTGTTGGTAGTGTGGATTTGGGAACACTGGATTGGAAATTTAACACGAGTTCCGGTGTTGGAAATCATTTCTATGGGTCCGTGAAACATTTCAATTTTAAATATTTGGGTGCGTTTGGAACAACCGTTTATAATGTATTGTGCAGTAAATATAGAACAGTTTCCAGAAGTTCCAATGTATTTGTTGATAAAACAATCACGATAGACGGGGTTGATGACATAGTTTCGCAAGTTCAGATTAAAGACACCGCCTACACCGATGCCACCGAATTTAAGCAGGCAATGTCAGGTGTAATCCTGTATTACGAGTTGGCGAACCCTATAATCACCGATATTTCAACCCTGATACCAGATGATTTTCTGCGAAATCTAACAGTTGAAGCAGGTGGTAGCATAACGTTCAAAAACAGTAATGGCGACAGCTATCGCATACCTGTTCCGAGCGAAGAAGAATATATTGTCAAACTGTCAGAGGTAGGAGGTACAACATGACGGAGCTACAGAAAAAAATGGTCGAGAAGCTGGGATTATCTACCGAAGATTTTCAGCCAAAGAAAGCCACAAAGATTGACGAGCTAGAAGCGCAAGTGCTATACACTGCGCTGATGACCGACACGCTGATTGAGGAGAGTGACGACAATGTATAGAAAAGTCAAACGTTTGTACGATTTAGGACTGTACACCGCTGAGCAGGTAAAGGACTTTGCTGACAGGGGCAAGATAAACCCTGAGCAGTACGAGGAAATCACAGGGCAAGCGTATGAAAGCGAGGTAGTGAAATGAAATACATAATAATGCTGATGATCGTGATAGGGCTGGCACTGGCTGATTTTGCCACAGGCTGGATAAAAGCCTATTGCAAAGCGACGTCCGTTCATCGAAAATGAGAAAAGGTGGTCTGAACAAACTAGCCGAAATAGTTGTCATGGGCGTGGCTATCGGTTCGGAAATAGGTTTTGAACAGCTAGGTCACTACTACGGACACAGCGAGCTGGCAGGCATTGCAGGCACTATAACTGCACTAGCTGTTTTCGGATATATTTTTGCCATGGAGATAGTTTCCATACTGGAAAACTATGGTGAAATAAATCCACAGGCGCACTGGATAAACAAGGTTGTGGAAAAATTCGGAGTTTTTAAAGATAAGGAGGACTAACTATGGCAATGACATTTGACGAGTTCGTAAAAAAGTACAAAGGCAAGGGCATTGATTTTGACAAAGCATATAATGTACAGTGTTTTGACCTGGCTAACCAGTACAACCGTGATGTTGTCGGGTGCGGTATGTTCACAGGTATGTATGCGAAACAGATTTACGAAGATTTCGACAAGCAGGCGGTCAAGGGCTATTTCACAAAGATAAAAAACACGCCGTCGTTTGTGCCGAAGAAGGGTGACATCGTGGTATGGGGCGGCAGTCTGAACGGCGGTATCGGTCACGTTGCCATAGCCACAGGCGAAGGCAACACAAAATATTTCTACAGCTACGATCAGAACTGGACAGGCAGGAACGATCCATGTACAAAAATCAAACACAATTACAACCACGTTCTTGGCGTTCTCCGCCCGAAAAATCAGAGCGTTATCAATCCACCCACACTGGAGACGAAAGGCTATAAGAAAGGTGCGAGCACAGACGGGTCATATGCCCTGAAACAGTTACTGATACTTGACGGCGCAAAGCTGGACGATAATGCAATCATCGGCAAGGGAACTGTCAGTGCTATCAACAGCCGTCTGAAAGGTTGGGGATACAGGCCGAACGGCATTGCCGGAAAGAAATTCATCAAAAAATTAAGACAGAAAATCCAGAAATAGTCGCATAAAATTCGTATAAAATTCGCATAAATTTAGCCGTCAGAGCGTTTGCCCTGGCGGCTTTTTTATTGCGAATACACAGTTATTGCAGCACCTTATGAATCGTGCTGATATCATTATCATCACGTTCAGCGTTTACAAAAATCGTATTCAGCCACTTCACCTGATAGCCGTTGTTGGTATGGTAGCCGTGAAAGTGCGCACGCCTGATGTGCGGTGCTTTCGGTGCGCTGTGACCTTGTGGGCTATGCTGATAACTAGCACTGCTTTCAGCCTGCCTATGCTTGCGAACAGCCATTCCTATGCGGTATCCTACATTTGCTACGGCTGATTTTTGGGGCTGTGCAGACGGCTTCTGTGGATGTTGTGCGGTGGTTTTCTTCTGCACCTGACGTTTCGTAACAGGTGCGATTTCGGCGTTTACGGCTGATAGGTATACAACAAATTGTAACATTTCAGCGTATTCAGCCACCAAACTATCATCAATGGTGGTTTCAGCACCCACCATTTTCTGCAGAATACCCTCAACGGTATCATCGGCCGTGAAACGCATTACAAATCCGTCTGGACGATCGCCATCAAAAAATTCAGCTATGCAAATATCGTTGTCCTGGATATCGACGAAAAATCCTAGACTATCCTGGTATTTGCGCTGAACATAGAAACTTTTACACGGCAATTGCGTCAATGTTTCTGTACTGATGTGCAAATCTGACTTGCCCTGACCACTCAGCAGGCTGGCAAAATCATCATCAAAAACATATATCTGGCGTCCTCCATAATACCAGTTATTTATACATTTCAGCACACACAGGTTGTTCAATCCCTCTTCCGATAGCAGATACGCATTAGCTTTTTCACAGGCATAGTCGAAACTATACCTGTGAATGAACGTGTCGAACGCATATGCTCTCATGGCGTCAGCTATTTCCATGTGGGTCGCCGTGTGTCCGATATGCCGTATCAGTTCGATGTTATCAGCCACCACCATGTCGGGCAATAGCTTTTCTGACTTGTTCTTTTTTGCCATTCACTTCACCCTAACGTTTATTCTGTCGATATTTACATTTGTCGCTTCTATGCCGTGCTTTTTCAATTCTCGTTCGATTGTAACCGAATTTTTCGGGGTGGTAAGCCTGATCTGTCTGCAAATGTAGTGCTTCTCACACTTTTCACCATAATTTTTCCCCTTGACAACTTCAAATTCGTCTGAAATGTCGTTATCGGTCAGCCCTAGTTTTTCAACTAGCACCTTCCAATCCTCTGGATTGATAGGGTCGAGGACTTTGACTTCCACGCCGTCACGTGGCGCCATTTTATATATCCAGTATGCTTTCTTATTGAATTCAGCGGCGCTTCGTGGAATATTGGCATTTCCACGTGGTATCAGAATTTTCGATACGTCGTCAACGTTGGAAAAATCAATCATATTCAACTGATATGTTCTGTTTTTGATTTTCACCAGCAAATAGTTGCCCTCAGGGGCATACAGCCCATCAACTATCAATCGCTTTTCGCCGTTGATCTCCTCAAATTCAAAGCTATCGGCTTCCAGCAAATCTTCTGGTTTGCAGTCCAGCGCCGTGCATAGACGTCCTAATGTGTTCGCCTGGATAAAATTGATATCCTGCGCACCGCTCTCCAGACGGCAGATATAGCTTCTAACAGAACCTATCCTCTTTGCCAGCTCATCTTGTGTCATGCCTCTTGCTTCTCTCATGTCTTTTAACTTGCTCATGTTATCAGTTCCTTTCAAATTTTATTTTGCTTTCCAGCCGACGCCCTTTCGGGCGTTTCGTCTCAATCTTCCGAGACTCATCAGGGCTGTTTATGCGATATGTTCTGCGCACATTCTTTCGGCTGCCGCCTTGATGTTCTTCATAGTGGCTTCCCCGTCCCATTCCAAGTAAGCGATATTCTTATCTTCGTAGTTGACCCAAGAGTCACATGTTAATTCGTCACACCATACATAACCTGTTGAGCAATCAACCATCAACACACCCATTGTTGAACGATAGAAGCCGCCCTCATTAGCTCTCTTAAAAGTTCCTACTGCTTTTTTTACGCCTGTGATTTTCATGATTTTGTACCTCCGAAAAAATTAATTTTTGATTTCAAGTCTCATCTCTTGTCTGTGATTATAGTATACCATGTTATCTGGCAAAAGTCAAGCAGTTAGATAACAAAAATATAGATAACATTGAATTTTGTAGGATTGCACAAATATAGACTTGCTTTTTGTACATATTTTCAGAGCAAAATTTTAGCGTGTGCAAATTTCGTGTCATATATTTATCATTTCGGCTGATTTTTTTCTATCTTTGAAAAAAGTATAAAAATTTGAAAAGTATCGTGGGAAAAATATGTTGCGGTCTCCCGCAACCATATTGGTGATACCAAATGGATACTCACCTTAAAAAGCCCGTGTTTACGGGCTTTTTTGATATTTAGAAAACAAAAAATTTTAATGTAAAACCGTGGATGCTTTTCACCAGTTTTCACGAAAAAAAGGGAGTCGAACCCTACACAACAAAAAATATCGAACATAACGGCAGACTTTGAGTATATTTTGCTCTAAGCCTGCCGATTTTTTATGAAAAAACATTCACAAAGTTTAGAAGGCTGTTTTGTCAAATATCACGAAATGTGATAAACGACAAAGCGGTCTTTTTTTATTTCAAAGGAGGCTTGATAACAAATATACT